TCATTGCCGCAAATTGTTGTTGTTCATTTGGCGGACCTGCTAGAGTACTTGTTGTACCAACCCAATAACTTGTTGACCTTTTAGTTACAGAAGCATTACCACCATACTTAACATCAAGTTGTAAAGCATCCATCAACCTTCCTACGTCTCTTTCGTAGTTTGCTTTTTCATAATTAAAGCCTGCCCATATACCTGCGTTAGTGGCAATCTGAGCATCAACATAAGCCACTGCTTCATCTTTTACATATTCTTTGTTTGCAGACAATAAATTAATTGCATTTGGATTGCCTGTTGGAATAAGTTCTAATCCATCAAATTCATAATCTCTATAGAAGTAAGTTGTTCTCCAAGGAGATTGTGAAACACGTTTTAATGGTCTAATAATTGTACGTCTAAAGTCTGAACCTTTGATTGAACAGTTTGCAGGAAGTTTAATAGGATAATCTTCATAGTACTGTCCTGTTTCTACGTGTATTGTAATCTGTGTTGTCTTTGTAAAGTTTCCGTATTCTAATTCTTCACCTACTGAGAAAACTTGTGGTTCCTCTAATACAACCTCAACTGCATCATTACCAGCAGTATCCTGTCTTGTGTATTTTACAATTCTTCCTAATGCACCTGATGTTTTACCTCTAATCATCTTACCAGGTAATATATCTACGTTATTAAGTTTACCTTGGTCAACCGCAGTTGCTCCAGAAGTAAATTTAAGTTTGTATGTGCTACCTTCTACTAGTGTTGGTATTGAACTATATCCATTTTGAATAATGTTTTCAATGACTGTAAATTTATTTCCAAATGCACTTATCACTGTGCCATCAACACTTTGACTGTTGTCTATTGTTTGTGAAACAACTTCTGGATAAACTTTTTGTCCTAAAGAACAATTCCATGTTATGTTTTGTACTCTAACTATGTCTCCAGGTGATGCACCGTGTGGAGTAGCAGTTGTAATTTTTACATATCCTTGAACATTATCATAAACTGCATCTGTAATATTGTGTGTAACAGAATTAAATTCAACAGTACCACCACTTACATAAGTGTGAACATAACTGTTTGCTCCTGCATTGATTGAGATAGTTGTTGAACTATGATCTTTTTGTCTAACACCAAATCTGTTTTGATATGTGCTAGATGCAGTTACTGGTGTGTTAGTTAAGATGTGTGTCTTAATTACACTTTCAGCATGATTAAGTGCCGCCAGTGTTTGTGTTCTTTGTGTTGTTCTTGCTATCTGTCCTGATACAGTACTAAAATATCTTACGCCTGATTGTATTGCATGGAAGTTGGCATTCTGATCATTTTGAATGTCTAATAACATTCCTTCAATAATTAAACCTAAATCTAATTTACATCTTGCTTGGTTGTAAACTAATTCAGGATATGTAGCATTTAAGAATCCAATAGTTTCTTTCTGTACAAAATTTTTGTTTGGTGTTAATAATGCAACTGCCGGAGCCGCCAATGGATTTGCTGATACAATAGTTCCACTTGTTACCGTAGATTTGTTTGCACCATCATTGAATGTAATTGTTTGTGTGTAAGCACCTGGTTCCTTAGGTGCCGCAAACATAATCTCTTGTGCTTTTTCCGCCGCTTTGTTAATTGTCTTGTAGGCGTAGTTTATACTTCTGCCTTCTTGTCCTGCAGGTGTTAATGTTTGTGCATCGTCACCTTGTGTTGAAACAAATAAATCAACTGTTGAACTAAACGTAGAATTGTCTACATAAAACTTTGTAGCCGCTTGTAAATCATCTGCGGAATTCGGAGTACCTTTACCTGCTAAATCACCTGGATGATCATGCAAGTTCAAAGCACCAGTCATTGTGTCACCATCTCTTCTAGTGATAACTTTTCTTGGAAGTGCTTCGCTGTCTAAAAATTGTCCTGTTAATGCAGTATCATATTCAGCATCTGTAATTGTGTGCGTACCTGTTGGAATACCTGATATTCCATCATTAGCATTAATTTTTGCAGTGTTATTTTTTGCACCAACTTCTGTTGAGTGAATACTTAATGTTGTGTTGTTAATAAATCTTATGAAGTAAGTAAAACCAGAAGTTAAATTAGTTGCGTCAGCGCCTGTGGAATTATATCTGAATGGCGTACCATTAACACTATTATCAAAACCATGTGATACTGTAATTAGATTTCCGTTAACGAAACTACCAATTGTTAAAGTGTAACCAGATCCTGTTGAAGGCTCATCTCTTACTCTAATTGCTTCACCTTTGACGTAATATTCTTGGTCAGCAAATTTTTTGTCTATAACTAAATCGTGTATTGTAACTGCGGTTGCGTGTAAGTTTCCAAGTGCAGTTGCAGTTGCATCTGATACAGGTGCAATTTTTCCAATACCATATAAACCAGCACCTGTTAAGTGTCCACCTAGTGTTGGTGATAAATCTTGTGCAACACTTGATCCTGTATTTGTAATTTTTAATTGCGTAGTGGATGTGTTATCAATAACTATACCTGCTCCACCAACAATGTCTTTCATTAAGATGGCCGAGCCTGCGGAATCAGTTACTGGTACTTTGTTTTGTCCTAGTGTGTCTGGCGTGTCTGATAATGCAGTAAATCCAATAGCACCACCTTGACCAAATATTGCATACAGTTCTGTAAAATTTTCGTTTGCTTTCTTAAACGCATCTCTGATACTATCACCCGAAGCATCATTTCCTTCAACACCGATATTAATTACTTGTTTTGTCATTTATTAAAATCCTACACTTTCGCCACATCCGCAACTTGATGTTGAGCCTGGATTCGTCACTGTAAAATACGAACCAAACACTTCTTTTTTGTAATCTATAGTTGAACCTAACAAGTACATTACACTAGCAGGGTCTACAACAAACTTTCCTTTTTCAAAATCAACAACTTCATCATCGTCGGCAATCTTATCCTCAAGTGACCAATCATACTTGAAACCAGCACAGCCACCACCTTTTAATGCTAGGCGTACTGCATATTTGCTGTTTTCTTTAAGCATAGTAGTCATATGCTCCTTTGCTGAATCCGTCAAAGTTACTATCGTCGACATTATTGTCCCTCTGTTAAAGTTATTTATCTATTATTTTACAAACCGAATGTAATATAAATAGTTATAGTATGTTTTTAAGAACTGAACAGGAAGTGAAGTATTATATGCGCCGTAGTAAGGGTGGTAAACACCATACCTATAAACGTATGCGTACCATTGTTGTGTTCCAATGTGATGATTGTAAAGAAGAATTTAAAAGGGACAAAGGTAAAGTTGATCCTAAGCGTCTAGACAACGCCTATTACCATGTGTGTCCTTCCTGTGATCCTAAAAGATTTGCTCAAAAAAAGGGTGTCGAAAGACGTAAAACACTTGATTCTACAATCGACACCCTAGTTACTTTAGATACTTTATAATTATTCAGACTTCCAAATAGTCCATGCGCCGTAGGCTATTGCACCGTAGGCGGCAATCTTTGCCAATGGTCCTGCGATTAAAACAATAACGCCAACTGCGATTAAGAAGGCTCCGTCCCAAGATGTTCTTTCTTTGAAACGTTTGTTTGCCCAACTTTTAATTGTGCTTATCATGTCATATACTCCTATTTGTTTAAACTTTTAAGATGCTTGTATAGTTGGTTAACCAATTTATCTTTGGTTAATCTTCTATCCAATTCTATCTTATGTTTTCTGCCTAGATCTTCTAAAGCCTTTTTAGTCATTTTACTTAGGTCAGCCTTTTTAGGGATCAACACTAAAGGTTTTAATTTCTTTGCCTTTTTAGGTGTTGAACCAAAAATTTTGTTTATCCAATTAAACATTATATTCTCCGTTTGCTTTTAATTATGCTAATCTTTGATTGATCACGTCCCAATTGATAATACGCATCATGTTTTGAATGTATTTCTTTTTACATTCTTTACCTTCTTTTGTGTAATCTGAGAAAGAATGTTCCCACATATCAATTGGCATCAATATATCTGATTTGTAAGTTTGATTAGGTGTTGTCTTTACTTGACCATTTTTTGAAAGATACACCCAACCGGAACCTTGTAACTTCATTGCCGTTAATAACACTTCATCTTTGAAACTATTGTAATTGTCAAAGTTGTCATTAATAAATTCTTTGATAGGTCCTGTTGGTGCATTCGCTCCACCTGGCTTTTGTAATTGTGTCCACCATAGATTATGCAACATGGCTCCACCATAATTAAAATTAGGATCACCTTCTTTGTTGTTGTATCTGTCTACATAACCTTTTGATAAAACATTGTAATGATATTCAACATTGTCTTTAGACAACACTGGAGCAAGATCTCCTGTGCCATAAGGCAGTTTCATCAGAGTTACTTCCTCCAACTTTTTTTCGAAGAGATTCATATACTCTCTTAAATCACTGTTATTCATCAGTATTATTTATCGTGAATTATGGTCTAATAATTTAATACTTGCAAGGTTCTTAGCCTTGCTTTCTACCATAATATCTGCAGAATCTCTAAAGGATAGAGCCCAATCATTGACAGCGTCGTTCCACATATAATCACTGTGAGCACGTAGTTTTGCCTTCTTAAACCCTTGTTCAAGCAATTCATCCATGTTAGGCAGTGTGTTTACATCGTGTCCTACTAGCAAATCTTCACGTGATACAGAATAATGTATTACTGGTCTTACTCCACGCCATGAATCTACTATGCGTAGATATCTATCGTCGGTTGGTTGGATATATTCACCTGTTTTAACCCAGTGGTGGTGTATGTCAAGAACGAGGGCAAGTTTGTCTCGCAGTTCAAGACTTGCTTCAATGCCCCACGACATTTCATCGTTTTCAATCGTGATCGTGTTTCTCGCCTCCGGAGATAGTCTTGGGTATGCGTCGAGGATACCGGCTGGACCTTTGCGGCCTGCGATGTGTACATTGATCTTAAAGTCTTGGTATTGTCTACCGTATCCCATCCACCTTGCAACGTCAACATGATATTCAAACTCCTCTATGCTTCTATTTACTATATTAGGATTGTCCGAAGCCAACACCGTAAATTGTCCAGGGTGCATTGACAACCTAACATCTAATTTTCTTGCAAGTTCACCAACCTTTGCAAAGTGCTTTTCGCAATAGGCTCTTACATCAGGTTTCTTCCAAAAGTAAGACCAAGTCGGTTCAGTATATACAGGAAGTACATCACTACCAAGTCTAACCATATGCAATTCATCAGACAGTCCTCCAACATACTCAACAAGATTTTCAAATGCTTTAATGTTGTGAACCATCAGGTCCCATAGTCTTTGTTCAGCATCTTCTTTAGTCTGTCTATTCAACCAAGCAACCGTTGTGCATCTGCTTAACAAAGGACGTTCAATTTCCTCAAGTAATTTTTTCTTGAGAGTTTGATCTGAGTGCATAAATTTACAGGCAAAGCCTATACGTTTAATCATTTATGTCTTTTGCTCCTTTGTAATAGGTATTCAGCAACTCTATAAATCCTATGTAAATTTGTAACATCTTGTTTCCAGTATTTGTCCATAAGTGGTTGTGCTATTTGTCTAACTGCTTTACTTCTTTTACTTTCTCTTACACCTGCTTCGTAAACTGCACCGCCAGATGTTTTTTCTTCTATTTCAAAATCTGTTAACTTCTTTTCCATACTTGTTTATTATAACAAATAAAATGGTTAATGTCAATACCAGTTTTCCTTACACCACGGATCAATGCAATTATGTGGATAAGGCTCTCCATGAAATACTGCTACACTTGTTTGTGGTTTTATTTCTGGAATACCTGGGTGGCTAAAGTTTCTTACTCCTTCAACTCTTGCCATCGTAGGTTTGCCTCTCATTTCCCATTTGTAACTTTGAATCCATTCATCTGGCCAAAATTTGAAATCATTTTTTATATGTGCAAATATCCAATCTTGATCTCCGTGCATTTTTTTGGAATTTATTTCAGGTTGTTTTATAAAATTATCCCAAACGTATTGATGTTGTCCTGTGGATAACCTAAACACACTTGAATTCATTCTTTTCCAATCATCTCTAATGTGTCTATTAAAATCTCTAATGATACAAAATTGATTTGGTTCCCAAGTAAAAAGTTGATCAATGTTTTTAAACACAATAACATCTAAATCAAAGTATAGGATTCTTCCTTGTGTTGGAATGTTCGGATTAAAGAAATATGGTTTGTACCACCAGCCGGATATCATTCCTATGTCTGGTAATGGAAATATTTCAATGCTTGGATCAATGCCTTCTGGTTTTTCAGTATAACAACCAAATTTAAAAGGCAGGGTACAATTTCTACGCACCATGTTATGTAATTTGTTTACATATTCGGAACTATATTTGTCTCCATGCTTGAGACATATGATCCAATTTTGCATTTGGATTTCCTATTCTTTAGAATAAATTGCCGAGTTGGCTCCGTGTTCTGCACACTCTACCTTGACAACATAGCAACGATTATCTGTTTTTTCTCTAATCAATTTGTCTGCAAAGTTAAAGGCGTGTTCGGCAAATTTCTCTGCACCAACACCATCAAAGTATCTTAGTTCTGCAAGATCTAATTCTTCTAGTCTTTTAAATTCATCTATCATTGGATCTGCATTGTCCAAACATAGTTTGTGATCAAAGTTATCTTCAAGCCATGCTTTCAATGGTTTCAATCCACCAAAGTCTACTGCCCAATTTTTGTTGTCTAGTTTGTCACAACCAAAAGTAAATGTAAATGCAAGACTGTATCCATGTAGCAGATGACAGTGTGAATGATCTGCATTTGGTTGTCTAAAGACTGCACTCAACCCAATGTTGTGTCCATAATGTTTTGTACTATAATGTTTACTCATGTTTTTCTCCTATAAACAACGGCGGAGTATTTAAAGAGGGTCGACGTTTATAAGTCCTCATATTATTAATATACTATACTCTTGGCTGATTGTCAACAGGAAATTTACCATAATGCTTCTGTTGTGCAATAATGTGCGGTACAAGATTTTTGCGTATAGTGTTAAAACTTACTGTAATTCTTTTGCCACTAGCATTTGGATCAGTTCTGTGTTCCAACCAACTAGGAAAAATTAATAGCAAACCATTTTTTGGTTTCATGCTTACGTAGTAACTACTGAATTCATTTTGTTTATCAAATACATCACACATTCTAACTTGGCGTAAAGGACTTTCAAAAATTAATGGACAACTTTCATCTTCAACCAATGGATAATATGCTCCACTAACAACACTACCTTCGTGTCTATGTCTTTCAACATTTGAACCTTCGCCCATTACATTAAACCAACTGGTACTTAATAAACTTGGTTCAAGTCCTGCATCGTCACAGTAACTATCAATACAGCCTTGGATATCCCATCTTAATTTTTCTAGTCTTTTATCAAACAAAAATTGTTCATCACCTACAACAAAACTACTCTTGCCACCTTTAATTAACGCATGGTCAGTTAAGTTATTATGTTGTTCTATGATATCAATGCAAGTTTGTTCTTGACTATGTCCTTTCAAGTCAAACGCAGAAACTAATGTAGGAAATATTGCAAAGTTTTCTTTTTTCATCTTATGATACCGTATAAACTTTCAATCTGCTTTGGATTATCGCCTAATGGACAAAAATGTACGTTATCTAATGCTTTCCAATTCTGTGGCATTTTCCAATCAGCATGGTTGTAAACTCTAAATTCTCTATCTTCATAACGTTCCATTACTTTACCTATTTGGTAAATCCAGAAACTAGGATTAACTCCATTTGAATCTTCTTCTTCATAGTTAAACGTACCTTTGTATATATTATTAATTTTTCCATCTTCCATAGGATATAGATCAAAGCCTATCATATGTATTACTTCGTTTGATCTTCCAGGTAATTTACACCCTACGTAAACTGCGTATGGTCCACTACCCCAATGAAAGTGATTATCTTGTTTTAAACCACCCTCGTACCATAGACTTGGAATTGCATTTAAATTATGCATTTTTGGAAACTGTGACATCCAATCGTGTCTTGTCCAGATTGCTGTCTTATTATTAATCATCTTACGACTTGCTTCAAGCACCATACGTTTATCGCAACAGACTACATTATGTACTCTAGTTTCACGTATAATAGCATTACAACCTATTGTAAGACAGTTAAATCTTCTAATATCAAAGCCTTTTCGGCTTTCTCCGTTACCTATAATGAGCATACAGTATTTAATAAATACAGTAGTTAGTTAGGAAAAATACGAAACATGACCGCAATACACGACTTTTTTAGATTTGTAAAACTATACTCTGCTGATGGTAATACTGTTGAATTTAACATCGAAGCAGATGCAGTTACGGATAGTCTTCACGTAAAAAGAGGACAAGGTGTTAAATGGACAGGCGGAGATGTAAGTACAGATACATTCACAATAGATGTACAATATGATCTTGATGTACCACTAGGAACAACCAATATTAATCTAACAGATGTAAACACTAACACATCTACAATAGCACTTTCACAAGCAGGCGGAATACAACTAACAAGATTAGGTGCAAATAGTTTACAGATATCAAGTTTTGCAGTAGCAGAAGTTGACTCGTTACATAGTGTTGCCAAACGTGGCAGTATCACAACTGAAAAACTTTTTATAGAGGACGTAGAAATAGGTGATATTACTAGTGCAGGATCAGATGGATTTGCAACTATACCAGCAAACTTGCAGGGTTCTGGTACATTAGATAATCCAATAGGACTTGTTCCAAGTGTAAGATCTGTATCATCTGCTTCGGCATCACAACAATATGAAATAGTAACACAGGCTGGCACAGGTTTATTTTCTTATAGTGCAGGTTATTTGATTAAGAACGGTGCATCAATGAGTGTTACTGTTGAAAGAGAAGTACCAGGGTCTCCAGGCACATATACAACTCTAGCAACTGAAAGCGGAAATACAGTTGACGTACCTTATCAAGTATCAGCAAATTACAGTGAAACAACCGCAACTGGACAGAAGTATAGAATTACATATACTTGGTCAGGCAATGGCGGTACTATTGATTTAGATCTAAAATTAACTTATGAACTTTACGGTGTAACTTCAAATCCTGTGCTTACAACAAATAGTGCAGGTGGAAACATTACAGTAAGGAACATACTACCTGCAAGTGGAAACACATTTGATATTGGAAGTACTAGTTCACCATTCAGAGATATTTACTCAACTGAATTTCACGGTCACTTCATAGGAACTTTAGATGGTGACTTCACAGGATCAGTCTTTGGAGACGATTCAAGTTTATTAATAGATGCGGTAAACAGTAAATTAGTAGGACCAGTTTTAAATTCAAGTGTCATAACGAATGCGTTGACTGTTAACGGAGCAGGTGCAGTAACAGGTAATTTAGAAGTAGGCACACTTTCAGATGGTACTGCAAATATTAATAGTGGTGTTGGTACAGGTTTTAATTCAATTAGTTCAAACATATTTGTAGGTGACCTTAGAGGATCTGTTAGTGCTGATGATTCAACTGTAATCATTGATGGTGCTAACGGAAAGATTTTATCACCAAGTGTTGAAGGACACTTAACAATGCGTGATGATGATAAGATCAAGTTAGGTGACGGACCTGACTTAGAAATTTATCATAATGGTACAGACAGTTATATAGATGATGTAGGAACAGGAAGTTTATTCATACGTTCAGGTACAACATACTTTCAAAACGCCGCAGGTTCTAAGACAAGTATTCAAACCAATGCTGGTGCAGGACAGACTATTAACTTTAATAACAGTCCAAGACTAGCAACAACAAGCGATGGTATTACGGTTACTGGAAATGTAACAGCCACAGAATACTATGGTGACTTCAAAGGTTCTTTGTTTGGTGATGACAGTTCTATTATTGTTGATTCAATAGCAAATAAAATAAGCATTGATGACTTAGAAATGAGTCCTGCTAACCTAAGTGGAGGCAATGGCAAAGGTTTATGGTTATATGCAAGTAACGGATCTAATACACAACCACTTGCTAATATAGGTTATGTCAAGTGGGGACAAAAATTCCAATCAGGAACAACGGCAACGTTTTCAACAAACAATGACCCTTATGGTTCATTAAGTATTTCAGGTGTAGGATATGGTGCAGGTTCAGGTATAAACATAGGTGCGTTTGGAACAAACACACAGGGTAATAACTTAGACTTCTACAAAGGCAGAGGCAATAGCGGTATTACATTTACAAATGCAAGTCCTGGAGATGAGATAGCAAACATTAGAGCATTGGCTTATTCCGCAGGTGACTTTGTTGAACGTGCAAAATTACAGTTTAAATTAGCCAGTTCAGATGCAACAAAAGGTGTGTTTGAATTTTACAATGGAACTAATTTATTATTAAGCAGTGACGCTAATAATAACATACTGGTTGCTAACGAATTAACCACAAACGGTATTACAAGAAAAATATTATCAAACAATGTCAGCAGTGGAGATTATGACATTGATGTTACAAGTCAATTTGGAGATGAAGTATTCTGGACTACACCAGGTGGCGCCATAAATGCAAACATCACAAACTTATCGTTGAACAACAATGAAATAAAAACAATCACCATACACCTACAACAAGGACAAACTGCAAGGGTACCTGGATTCAAGATAGGTGGTGCGGCGGCAAACGTTGTATGGAGAACACCTAATGGTACTATACCTACAGGAAACGATAACCAAACTGATAAATTTATATTTGAAATTTACAAAAATAACAGTGGTACAACGACTGTTTATGCTTCATTGGCTAACAGTTCAACGAATTATCAGGTTAATGGTGATTTAACATTTTACAGTGATGATGGTACCACTTTAGCAGGATCAATTAGAAATGATTTTGGTAGATTAGAATTTTACAATGAAGACGGAACGAGAATGTTCTACTTTAGTGACACTCAAAATTACATCGCAGTTGATAGGCCAATATCTGTAAGTACTTCTCATTACGTATCAACAACTAAGATACAACAGGGTGCTGGAGCGGCTGGAGATATTACTATTGAACCTGGTACTACTTCAGGTGAAGTTGTTTTAGATGGCCATGTAAGAACGACAGACACACATTACGTTCAGTTTGGTTCGCTGACAAGCACAGAGCGAGATGCACTTACGGCGGCTAATGGAATGGTAATTTACAATAGCACCACTAACAAATTCCAAGGCTATGAAAACGGCTCTTGGGTTAACCTAGTATAATTATTTAGATTCGCAAGTGTGGGGAGCAAACATACATCCTAGTATGTCAGCGATACCTTGAAAGTCCGTAGGACCATTTTCATTTATTGTAGTTTCTTTTTTATCTTTGTTGTAACCAGTATCTGGTTTAGTAACTTCCGTAGGAACATTAGGAGTATTAGTGCAGGCTGTAATAAAAAGTAATAATGCAATACTACTTTTTCTTATTTCTGTCATTAATATCCTTTCTTAGATCTTTTATTTCACCAATTACTTCAGTAAATCTTGTTTGTGCATTTGTCAATAACTCTGTAAGAGCCTTAACTGCACCCATTACCCACCACCACCAAGTAAATGCAATAGCACCAAACACAACCGCAATAGTGCTTATTACCACTTCTTTGATTGATGTCATGTCAAATACAAGAACCATGCAAAGTGTCATCAATGCTACCATTGGGAGTACTTTACCTGCCCAGTTCCAAAACCGGACTTGCTTCGACAATTTCATTTTATTTCTCTATGCGGCCAAAAAGGGACCAAGAACCTGGGGAACCACTTCTCATACAAACCCATCCAACATGACCGCCTTCTGCTGGATTTGAATGCCACACAATATCACCTACTTGCCATAAGCCTGTGATAGGTGGTGCATCACCTACTGCAAAAACTTTGTTCATAAATTTGATCGGTCCTGAAACACTTAGGTCTGCGTCATCACCTGGTGTTGCTATGTTAACACCAACTTTGCCATGTAAACTAATCTTAGGATTAGAATTACCTTTGGTTCCGAGCACTATGTTACCATTGTTTTCAACAGTCAATCTTGGAGTATTATCTGTGATTATTTCTAGATCACTTGTAGTATAAGTTCCGACTGTTACTTTTCTAACACCCGGATCTACAATAAATTCACTGTCAATACTACCAATACTTAATTGACCATTTGGTCCTTCAGTGCCAATGCCAAGTCTACTATGATTTGCATCATAGAATATAAACTCATCTACTTCAAGACTACCAGTAGTTTTTAAATCTGTAAGTGTGCCTACTGAAGTAAGACTTGATTTTAGAATTGTTTCACCTAGTGTATCTGATGATAGGACATTAACCTTATCTATGGAAAAACTTTTATCTCTGGAAATATCAATTGACTCACTTGACCATAACCCTTTATCTTGTAAAATAAATTGTTTTGTTTGATCAGCAGTCTGCCATTGCAATCCTTTACCAAATGGTGTGTCACCACTTTCTGAATTAAACGTAAGTGAACTTGTTCTTTCGTTTCTAACGTCAGCAGTAAGTTCATTTACGTGTAACTTTTGTGTTGTAAGTTCGCCGTCGACTGTTAAATCACCTTGAACCTTTGCTCCACCTGATATTGTGCTTGTCTTAATATTGTCTACAAGAATGCCATCATTGTCAACCACTAGTGCTTTTTTACCAGCGAGATCTTCTATACCTGTGCTTTTAAATAGGGTGATCTTTCCACCTTGTATTTTGTTACCACTTATACTTTTGTCAGTAACTTCCTTATCAGGAACAACACGATTAGCCACTGTTTCAATGGCTTCACCTATGGATTGTAACCCTTTTTTGATCTCGTTAATTTGACCTGAATCTATGTCATTATAGTTGCTCATATTAATATTTATCCAAAGAGTTTAGAGTATTGCTTTTAGTAAAATAGTATCAGGATTAATACGACCGTTTAATTTGATGTCTACTGCATTGATTTCGTCAAGGAAAGTCTTGATTTTACGTGGTCCTGATTCCTTAAATTCTTTTAATTTTTCCTCTGGTTTACGTAGTGTTTTCTGCACAGATAGTTCTTCATTGTAATCTCTAATTGTAGTTCCTTTTACACTTAATCCACTACCTTCACGTCCTTGATGCAAAGGATCTATGGTTTTAGCAACATATCTGCCTATTTTACGTGTTTTAAAGTTGAATACCCATAGTTCACTAGCATTTATTATATCTTGTGGATTTATACTAGCCAATGCAAACTTATCATTATTCTGTGCAAACTTCATCTTAGCAACCATTTTTTCTTTACTACGAAAACGTTTACGTGGTTTTCTATTTGCTTTGGCTGTTTCAATGATTACATTACAAGCACCTAATATATTTTGTAGGGCAAGTACTTTTTTCTCCAATGCTTTTTTTGTGTAACAACTGTATGCTTCTATTAATTGTTCAGCATCATCTTTGTCATGTTCGTTCATCTTATCACGATCAGCCTTGGAAGGTGGATTACTTGCGGCCTGTAATTCTAATAGTTCTGGATCTAACCAGTCCCTTATTTTTCTAGCATGAGCCTGTGTGCAATTAACATTTCGTAAATGTTTTCCGAAGTCATAACCTTTAGGATTAAACTTTTCCTGTTCGTCATACCACTTGTCTACCCAAATGTCTATTGGTTCAAACATGATGGCGGCTTGGGCAAATATTCTTTGTTGAATATTAATTTTTTCTTTTACAACCTTTTTAGGTGCTTCTTCTTTTTCTTTCTCTTGTGCTATCTTCATACTCTGTTCTATTAGTTCAGTCGCAAACCTATTTATACTTTGGCTCAAAGGTTTAGTCGATCCCATTGTGCCAGGAAGTGCCTCCCAATGCTTATTGTATTCCTCACAGTAGTCTGGTACTCCCGATAATGAAATCTTACAAAGTGCTCCAATAGTAGAACCGTAACGGTTTTCAGGACACTTTTTTAACCAAGGAAGTTTCTTTTTGTCATGTTTTGTAAAGTATTCAATGACCCATTTTTTATAATCTGAGTTCTTGTGTTCTAGCCTATAGAAGTCAAATGCATAGGAAACAAACTTTCCGTATGCTTCTCCTTTTAACTTATCTGCGTTTTCGTAATTGGGGCCGTTTAGTTTACTAGCAACTCTTCTAGGTTTTTTCCTACGTAGACTTTTACCTTTTAAGGCAGTCAAAGCCATCCTTGTGTCTCCTTCTATGCTATATGATTATAGTTATTATATAGCAAAAAATTTAAAAGTCAACAAAAAATGGCTTCAACCTATAATTTTAATTGCTCTTTTCAGATTTGAACTTACTAAAGAAATTACTAATCTGCGTTTTATTTCTTGCAAATTGATCTTTAGCATCTGTCCAACTTTTCTTCTGATATTCAACAATACTATTTTTTTCTTCGATCAACCAGTTTTGTACTTTACTGACTGGATCTGCATTTACCGATGTACTAATCATCATAAATGCCATTGTTACTATTATTGCGAAAATCTTCATTGGCGTATTACCTCCTTTATAGTTTCTCGCTTTTATCAAAACCTCTAAATGTTTTGAATCTTGGAAATCTTAAACTGTAAGTATCACTATCTTGTGATTTTGTTCTTGCGTCTGCTCTTATCTCCACTAACTGACCAATGAGAGTATCACGTTCAGTCCAGAACTTATCGCGTTGAGAGTCAGAGAGGCCGCTCCCACAGTTAAGGCTATAATTGTATCCATCATCTTCTCCTTCTAAAATTAAGGCACCTAATCGTCCTTCGTTACGTCCTGTGCCTTCTTCGACAGCAACTACTTTGAGTGTTACTTCTATAAATGGTTTTAGTTTTAGCCAAGATGTAGATCTCTTACATTCATACGGTGCATCAAGATCTTTGATCATGATCCCTTCATATCCACCGTCTACAGCCGCTTTATTTACGTCTGTGTACGTCTTTTGCCCTTCTGGCGTGTCTAAGTTCACAATTTCGTGATCCAGCACTTGTACGTGCTCTAAGGCGTCTTTATTAGCATCATACCAAAACTTCAATGCTTCAGTTCTAAAAGACTGTGGCTTATCATATCCACCTGCCAAAAACTTGTCCAAAGGAACAAAATCGAATAGATGTAATACTGCATCTTTGGCATTCACATTGTCCTTTCTGTGTACTTGTTTCATTAAGTCCTGAAAGTTATCACTCATAACTTCTCCATCCAAAACCAAATCAAATGGTGGTGGAGACTTTTTAACAACTTCTGCTATCTCGTCACAGATGTGTCCAAAGTTATGAAACTGTTTTCCATTACGTGAAAACATCTCAACCTTATCACCTTGTATGATTGTAATAACACGAACTCCATCTAGTTTTACTTCAAGCATTTTATTGCCTGTAATTTTCTTTTCGTGTTTTGCTGAATCATGTGCAAGTTGGCAAGTAAACACAGGAACCATGTATTTGTCAAATCCGTTTTTCTTTGCCACATTGTTTACAGTCTTTTCACTTACACCACAACGTAAATCCTTTATAAGGATACGTCTATAAAAACCATTCCATTGTTCTGCTGTCGCTGAACTCATTACAAGGTTAATTGCATCTCTGGCCGCATGACCAGTTAATTCTCTTTTGTTAAGTTTATCTGCAAGTTCTAAAAATATTTTCCACTCGCAACCTTGTGCTGATATGACTGTGTCTTTTGTTGGAACTTGCTTTACGCCAAATGTGTATAATGGATCAAGTGCCATTCTAACACCTTCAAAGAACTCATCTAGTCCTTCGTTCATTGCGTCTAATAATATTGATTCTTTTGCAAGACGGGAATTGTCTGCTTCTAATTTTTCTATAACTACTTGCGGTTGTGTTCTCATTT